TATGACTAACAGTCCCACTTGCAGCGGAATACAAAACATTTCCAGGAGCTAGAGCGAATCTATCCACCGATTCATCTACTAAATAAGATCCATCTAATCCGACGGTGGTCCATTTTCCTACCGTAGTTCCGCCAACCTTAACAATTAGATCGTCGCCTGAACCTTCAAAATTTATTAGCTTTGCAATCTCTCCAATAAATACTTTTTTGATATATCCATTGTCGAATCGATAAGTAGATGTCCCAATATCTCCAGCGATATCTTCAGGAGCACCAGATCCGTTTCTCGGAACAATATCCCCCTCTAGAGCTTGCGTAAAACTATTATGATCAGCTGACCTGATTACGTTTCCAGGCGATCTTGTTGTTAAATTATTGGTTCCCATTTTATATTTCCCTTAAGTTAAATTCTATTAATTGATTTTTACAGTCGATACTACGACCCATGACTTTATAAAATTGATCAGTAGTTAATTCTAAGCTGAATATTCCATCAGGGTATCTAGCCTCATCATCATAAATATCAAGGTCATATCTAGGTATTGGATTATTACCAACAGCAAGATACACGTTTGGATAATCTACATTAACTCTGGATAAAATAAATAAATCTAACTTCTCGTAACTAAACGTAGTGACTAACGTCATCTCTTGCTTCTGTGATTTAAATTCATCCTTAAGGGAAGTTAGAATAGTCCCTCTTCGAGTAGTGTTAGTAATAACAGGAACATCTACTTCTTTTTTTCTTATTCCAAAAGTATCAATAGATCCAATATCGCTAGCAATTTCAGTGCTAGCAGACCACGTCCAATAATTAAAAACCTTATTGAGACCATTCTTTAAATTATTAATCGATTGTATGTCTTCAATTCCAGAATCAGATGCTTGACCGTAAAACGTGCGTGAAACATCAGCTTCAGCTTCGCGTGAATTTATATATAATGTTGAATCTAAAATCCAGAGAACTGAGTTTGATCCAAGTAATATGTCATCAAGTACTTCCTTAACGGTCTTATTTTTCCAGTCTGATTTATCGTCGATAATAATATCCGTATCCAAATTAATATTAGCTACATCAACTGTTATAAGATCCGTAATAGCTGATTGATTAAGAGCTTCAAAAAGAATGTCAGAAAATAAATCACCATTACTAATACTAGAATAAGGAAACTCAACCTGACTAAATATTGACTCTAAACCAAGGACGTTGAATGAGAGTATCTGGGTTTTTAAATCGTGGGCCGTTGATTCGTCATTAATTAACCCTTGGAATATTTCAACTTCTTCGCTCAATGTAGCGCTGGCAACAGAACCGCACACAGCTAAACCACAATATGGTCCGTCATCCATAATTTGCCATGTAAGCTTTAATACGCTGTTGGATCTTTTATTTCTAAATATAGATTCAACTACGTTAGTATCGCTAAACTTACCTGAAGCGTTATTAGCTTTAATTTGGAAACTACTAAACTTAAATACTCCAACGTTATATTCGTCTTGATCTACCTGCTGTTTAATTTTACCAAGTGATGTGAAATCAATATACTGAGTGACTTCTTGAAACTCAGTGTATTGGCCAGTCTCATCAAAAGGCTTTATGTAAGCTCTAAAACGACTCAACTAACCACCTCTTCAAGCTTCATTCCGATCTTCATTCCTGTTGCATAAAGTCCTTTGTACCACTCTGGTTGGTACTCATCTACAGGACGAACCAAGAAAAAATCCTCTAGTCTGTATCCGATTCTAACGCTAGAGAACTGTGTCTCATCACCACCGCATAGCCATAGTAGTGCTGGCGCTCTGCCGAAATACAACTCTTCTACTAGAGTTAGATCATCATCGTCTCTCCAGTTAGCTACGTTTAAATCACAAGAAAAAGATCCTATGGATTCAACAACATTAGCTTTACCAGATAGCATTTTATTAATTCTCTTGTTGGCTGATAATGTTGGAAGCTTAATAATAGGAAATCCATTCAACTGTCCTGTCAATAAATACTCAGTAAATATAAGCTGTTTAATCTGCTTATCATCATTAGCCACCATAGTTCCTGTAATTATTATTCTAAATTGATCCGAGGTCACCGCGTTGAAACTATGTCTCTTAGTTGTGGCAGTATTCCCTGAAACATTTATGGGTGTAGAGAAATCCACAAACGTTATTCCATTATGATATTTAATTGTATAAGCCTTTAAATTAACGCCAACCAAAACAATTTCTGAAACATCTTCTGAATCACTTAATACAATATCTAATTGAGTATTAGCAGCATCCGTTGAACCTGTAGTCATCCATGCAGAGGTAAGATTTCTATTACGCATGAAATCCACATAGTCTTGACCATTATCAGTGGCTACCAAGTCGGTTGCTGTGATTTCAATATTTTCATTATCCAGATCGATTTTATTTTTTTTAAAGAATATTATTTGCTGAGCACTCATAAATTTCCTACTCCCACAGCTCTACGCTCTAAAAGTTTCTGTTCTATAATCTCAATCGCGTTATCACGAAATCCAATAATAACTTCCATTACTCCTCCGCCTCCGCCGCCAGAAAGACCAGTGCTAGCCGATCGCGTACCCTCGCTCGCGCGCGAGGCTGCAACAGCGTTTATCACTTCGTCAAAGTTTTGACGTGGAACAACGATTTCTCCTGGAGTTAGCACGGCAGGAACCGTGTCCGTTCCAATCTTCAACCCTCCAGGAGCGTTGGGAATAATGCCCCCTTTAGCTGCTGAAGTAACCTTACCGATCTGTTCTAACCCAAATGCTACAGCTGCTGCTGCTGAAATAGCTCCTAAGATAGGACCAGCCGGATAACCTAAAGCATCTACTGCACCTTTAAATACAGAAGAAGCAGTCTGTGCAGTATTAATAGTAATCTGAGTAACCGCTGCAGCCTTACCTATGGTTTTTAAAACGGAGTTTTGACTTGTCTGAAGTTGAATTAGTCCTTCACTAAAAGCTTTAGCACCTTGGATCTCTGCACTTCGTAGAACGTCTTGAAGTGTGGCATATGCTTTTCCGTACTTAGCTTCTTCTAGTAATCTTGTCGCGTATTCCTTTTGCTTAAGAGCCAACTCCTCTTGAGCTGCCTCTTTTATGATCTGTTTTTCTCGAAGCGTAATAGCTATTTTAGCGTCAGAAAATTGCTGCTCTTTTTCTAAAACCAAAAGGCGAAGCTCGTCGTCAAGCTCTTGTTGTAAAACAATCTGCTCGTTAATTCTAATTTGCTTATCTACAAGCGCTTGAATTTCTTCTTCGTCTTTAGCTTTAATTAAAGCTAAATTTGTTTCGTTACGTTCCTTTAACAACGCCTGAAACTTGTCGCTATATTCAAACTCCTCAGCCAGTAATTGTTCCTTATGAAATCTAGTATTTTCTAATTCGATCTCTTGATCTTTAGTTCTAATAGCAGTCTGTTCAGCTTGTATCTTTTTTCGCTTTGATTCCTGCTCTCCTTCTTGACTCGCTAGCTTGTCTCTACTGGCTTGAAGAACCTGGAGCTGAGTGTTTAATTCAACTAACTGTTGTTTAGATTTACCAAATCCAAAAAAATCAGATCCTCCAGTTTTATCGATAAATTCTTTTAGTTTTTCTATTCGAGTCTGCAGGTTTGCTATTTCAGTATCGGCATCTTTGACAGTTTTTAAATCTGTAATCTTTGAAGTGAATAATCCAAGATAGTTTGCAGCAATTAATAAAGCTCCAGATACAGCCGCCAATCCGAGCACCAAAGGACCTAGCGTCGTACTTAAAGCGATGGAGGCAACTTTCAATCCGGTCATTACAAACCCGGCTCCAGCTAGAACAGTTATAAGTCCTGTTAGAATGCCTGCAAATATACCCACTTGAGCAATCAGGTCTATCAATCCCTTATTGTCTTTTAAGGTTGTGGTAAATTCAGTTAATAGTTTTGTGATTCTCTCAAATGCAGGAGCTAGACGCTTACCAAATTCTTCCTGAAGCTCCCCTACAGCAGCTGCAAGTCCCTTTATAGAACCAACACCTAAAAGGGCCGCCTCAGCTTGCCCCTTATGCTTTTTATTTACGCCCTCTATAATCTGAGATAGTTTTTCCTGCTTACTAGCATTCCCATCAACCTCAACGCCAGACCTGGCTAATGCATTAGTTGAGCTACCTATTGTTTTAGCAACAGCAGCAAATGCACTATCAAGGTCTTGTCCAGTTCCTGCTGCTAAATCTAAAACAGCCTTCGTTAAATCCTCAGTAACCTCGATGGCTCCTAAGTTACTTTGTAATAAAGCTTGACCCTGAATGATCTGCTCATCTGCTACACCAGTTAAGGTCTGTAGAGCAGAGGCTTGGTCCGTATATTTTTGAACCAAAGCATCAGAGGCTATGCCTTGATTTCTAAGGGCTTGGCTTAATGAATTAGTAGCTTTTTCTTGCTCTCCAAAAGCTCTAAGCGCAATAAACGCTTCAGCTGTAAGAGCTGCAAAGGCAATCCCTGCTGTCTTACCCGCAGTGGATAATACGTCGTTAAAATCTTTAACGTCTTTTTGAGCTTCTTTAATGGCCTTTGTAAAGCCATCTATCTCTCCAGTAATCTTTATCTTTACGTCACTATCTGCCATGTTTTGCCTTTTTCATTTTAAGTAAACTATCAACAGCATGCTTCGTTTTTGCCGTCTCTTCAGGAGTAAGTTTAGAAGGCTCCTCGGTTCTCTCTGAAATTGTAGGTATTTTTATGCCGTGAATACCAGCATGAAAGGCATACTCGTTATGATTTCTCTTAGAGATATTTTCTAGCAAGTAATTTACCTCCCTGTAAGTTAACTCGCCTATCCGGGTAATACTCCAACCATACTGGTTGGCTAGTAAATCAATTACTTCAGACCAGTCTGTAGATCGACCTTTGACTTCGCCTTTTTTTTTACTTCCTTAGGCTGTGACTTTTCAAAAGATTCTCTAAGAGCATTTACAATACCTAATATTTCATGCGGCTTCATAGAGGTCATAAATACTTCAGGTCCAGACATTCGTCTAATACTAGGCTCACCTTCATCACTAATCGTTTCAACGTCCTTAGCTAGAAAGTCTGATTTTTCAACCAGTAATCGATAAGAGAATTTAATAATATTTCCAAGATCCGGATTAGTAGCACTAAACATATTTTGAAGTTTATCCATACCGCCGATCTTTTCGGAAAGCCAAACTTGGTCTGCTACACTGACAAGTCTTAGATGATATGTCTTTTCACTAACAGTAAATTCAGGCAACGTCGGATAAATCTCGTTTAGTTCCATAGCCATCAGATTAAATAAATTGACTTTAAAAGCATAGAAAATATACTTCTATGTATTACATAGAGGGGTATTATTAATGATCCATAGAACTAAAATGGTTACGTTTCGAGTCACAGAGTTAGAGTTTAAAAAACTAAAACAGGCTGCTAAAAACTGTGCTGAAGGTGATCTGTCTGAATATATTCGATGGTGCTTATTTAATTCTAAAATTATAGCAAATAAGAAGGGATCCAAAAAGGACCCCCCTCATGAACTCTGTTAAATATAATTAGACTGTTGTAGGCACTACAGTGTGGATTCTAAATACTCCAGATTGAGCTGAATCAAACAATAATTTAACTGTTGATTCGTATTCGGCCCATACTTTTTCTTCAAACCCGATTGGAAGACCAGCTGCTAAACATCGATATGCATCGATATAAAACATCTCGCCAGTTCCACGTTTTGCAGCAGCTACTAAGCAACCAAACTCTGGGTTAGTATCCGTAGCAGCTCCAATGACAACTTCCATTGAATCCGTATTGATAGGTCGGGTTTCAAAAGTAGCAGTGTCTCCAGTGGTCATTCCGATTGTTCCAGATCCACCTGTGAATTCAATTCCAGTTCCTGGAATCTCTGTGGCAGAAGAAGCAGTGATCGTCAAAGCTGACGATGTAATTTTCAATAAATCAGTTTGATATTCGCTATCAGTCCCGCGTGCGAAATCTAGGTCTGTATAAGCAAATACATCAACCGTTGTTGCGCTGATTACTTTAACAACGTACTTTTGAAATTTTAAAGTAGCTGTTTGACCAGACTTAACAAGCGCTGTTGCAATACCCGTTGTTGCATGTTTTGCAGATGTTCCATATTTATTTGCAAACGCAATACTTACAGCTCCGCCAGTTTCTGCAGCGTTGTCTGTAGGAGCTTTTCCTAAGAATAATGTGAATGCGAAATTTGGAAGTTCTTTAAATTTCAAACTCATCTTTGCAGTCGTTGTTCCTACTTCAGAAGCCCATGCATATCTATTAGATCCTCCAAAAAGATCGATAAGCTCAGTCTCAAGACTGATTGAACTTCCGCCAAGGACCTTGAAAATCCCATAAGGCTCTGCAGTTGTACGGCTATACGGAGTAACTGAGTGTACTCCGAATGTTGATCTAGGTTGTGTAAGTGACATTTTATAATCCCCCTATTTAAAGTGTTTTAACCAAAACTTGTAACTAACTCCACACCACCCGCCTTGTGAAACTCGGAACTATTTAATAGGTCTAAGGTCACTGGAGCTAGGCTGTTAATTTCTAATTTCTGACTGTTCGAGAATGTATTCCACTTTCCATGAAATAAATCCTCTAGCGCACGCGCGTAGCGGAATATTCTCTTTACTATTGTATTGTCACCATTGCGATCGCTCAGTGCAATGATTACTTGAATCGTAACCGTTTTTGAAGTGTGAGGACCAATTCCATCTGTCGCTATATTGCTCACGCCTAAATATAGGAACGGATCATAAGCCTCTATCTTCTCGTTCATAGTCTGATAAAAATACGCGTTATTATCCACGTTTCTAAGAGCTATTGTGTCGTTTTTTTCTAAGTTAATAGCGGCAATCTGAGTTGGTAGATTGGCTTTTAAAAAGGTCTCAATATCGGTTAATAAAGTCTCAACATCGTAGGTCATTTTAACCCCGACTGTTCAAGGCTCGACTTTACATAGTTATTTATAATGCTAGCCCATCTAAAAAGTGTTCGTTCTTTATCCCCATCAGCTCCTATTAAAACCATAGGACGAATAGCTAGAGTTTTAGTTCCATACTGATGGTACCTTGCGTAGGGAACCGTTGTTCCCAGTATTAAAGTATTCTTATTTATAACTTCACTCACCGCATCAACAGTGCCTGGTAGTGTTACAGAGCCTAATAGGCGACCTGTAGCAAACAAAATAGGATACTCGCTACCGTACTTACGTCTTTTTTGTTTCTTAGTAGACTCTTTTAGATCCTTATATTTCCCAGGACCTTTTAGATTTGTAAGCGCACGGTTCGATTTATACCAATCACGAGAAATTTGAATAAGTGGAAGCGTAAGATCGCCTACCTTCTTTACGGCTTCTCTCATTGCACGCTGGAATTCTTTATCATTAACTGTATATGTAATCACCAGTCATCCGTGCCTTTTTGAAACTCAAACTCTCCTACAAGAGTTCCATCAGGATCCTCTGTAGATTCAGACTGCCAGACTAATCCACCACTAACTAATGTCGCATCAGGAAGAGTAATTTTATTAGCCATAATGTCACTCAACAAATCCATTGCAGCTTGATAAAGATCCGATAATGGATTTTGCTGTCTTACTGGCTCTAATGTTTTTACTTGCTGTAGTCTTTGAACACGACCCGCAACGATCCATGTAGATATTTGTTGAACTATTAATAATGAAACTACTCCTGTTATAGCTGTCTCATATTTACGACTAAGCACTCCATCTATATACGAATCAGCCTCGGTAATCATTCGGGTCACGACTGTATCAGTGGGGAAGGTAGTCGAGGAGAAAGTTAAATTCTTAAACTCCTCGCCTACCTTTGCATGCGTTGTGTAAGCCACGTTAAGACTTCCTTTTCTTTTTAGGAGCCTCTGGAATGACCTTCTCGATCAACCCGCGGCTTACATATTTCTCGGAATAGCTCCCATCGTATGAGTCCCCAGGCTCAAAATACGATTGCTTGCCCTTAATTCGCTTCTTGCTATGGTCGAAAAACCTTCGTTTAACGACGTACCCTTCTTTATTCATTAGGGAAAGCAAGTGTAGCTTTGCATAAAGTACAGATCAAAATCATTAGCACCGTTCATTGTTCCGTTGAAGTCAGCAGTGTTACTCGATACTCGAGTTGTACTAGCTAACATCGTAGGAGCAGTAGCTTCTTTAGCACTATTGAGGTTAGAAAAGAAAATGTCGCCAGCGTTTGTCATGCAACGCTTTACTCCAAGTCTCTCACCAACACCAATGGACCAAGTAGCTGCAAATCCACCAGACTCGCAATTAGCTGGAAAGCTAAGAGAAGTTACTGATGCAAATGCATCTCGGCCAGTTACAGCCGTCGATTGGTTAGCAACAAATTGAAACACCTCAGTGATGCTGGATCCAAAAATGTTGGTTCCAGTAACGCTAAGAGCACAATTTTCTACGTCCCCAGTCGTACCCACAGGAGTAATAACTAAATTCCTAGGAGTAGCAATTGCCGTAAATCCAGAGCTTACAGTTGTAAGAGCCGCACTTGTAGGTCCCGCGTGCGCGCTTAATACGTCTATTGTTCCAGCAGCGATTGGGTTTGTGTAACTTTGCGCTTCAACCATTTTCTGAGTAGGGAATTTAGCATCCCTTCGACTCACCTCAAGGTTAGCAGCGTTACCGCTGCTAAACCCCAAGATGATCAAACCTAAAATTAGTTTTTTCATCTCATGACCCCTTACGCAATTGCGTCTTTAATGAGGTATCCACATGCAGCGTTTGCAACCAAGAATGCAAACTTATCATCAACAGTAATCGCGGTTGATCCGGGAGGATTGTTGAGTGAGTATTTGGTTACTCTTCGAGCTGGCATTCCAGCTTTTTGGAGTCTGTAACCAAAGCTCAATTGATAAGTAGCAGCACTTGTAGGAGCAACTAAAAACGTAATGTTCTTGCCCCAAGCAGCAGCTAAAGAATCAGATTGACCTTCTACTGCACTGTTATAAACAGCGTTTGCAATATAAAGTCTTTCGATTCCCATGGCTTTTGCTAATTCTTGAGCACTCAATTGGCCAGCACGATTTTGTGTGAACCCGAGAGCGTCCAAAATACCAGGGTGATAAGCCAATGTATTAGCAGTCTGCCAATCCATTACTGCAGTGTCAGGAGCTTGACCGCAAGCGGCCCAGATTGTTTGACGTGCAGTTTTGAATTTATCCAAAGGATCAGAATTAGAGTAATCACTGAATTGACCTGTACCAGAAAGTGTTGTGTTCTGGGTTACAGTAGCAGTGCTGGTTAAAAGAGCTGCAAGTGTGCGCTCTTTACGGATCCAAAGCTTGGTTGTAAGTCCCATAACTTCATCACGTTCTGCATCGTAAGGAGATTCAACGTTTGAATAATCCTCTTCTGTAACTACACCTTCCAAACCACGTTTTTCGAGTTGATAACTGGTGTTGGAACGGCTAATAGGTTCTACTCTTTTATAAGTAGCTTCGCCACCAGCAAGATCATTGTCTAGTCTGATGTGTTCATTACCATACTTAGCTAGTTTTCCAGAATCTTGAGTTACCGTAACAACTGGCAATACAGACTCAGAAACATAACCTGACGGAATGTAAGCTGAGCTTACGTTGGTCAGTAATTTATCTACAATCGCTTTATTTTGACTCATTTTATTTCATCCCCCTTAGTGAACGCCGAATACAACTTCGACGTCGAATAGATCCCCAGAAACCGCATCTTCCATAGCCACAGCAATGATTCGGTCATTCTCTGTGGTTGTCGATACTAGCAATCCGCTAGCATCAGATGTAAGAGCAGCACCTTGTGCAATTGTTCCGCCAGCAAGGCCCTTAGCGCCTCCACCAAACGTTGCAATTTCAACTAAGTCCTCTGCTGTGGTTGTAACAGAAGCAACTAATCCAAAAGACAGATCAGTAGCAGCACTGCACAAAACCACATGGTCATCATCTGCACCTTTTTTAACTACCTTACCGATAGCTAGAGCACCAGCAGCTTTGTATGCTCGAATGTTAGGTATTTTTGAACTTGCCATTTTCTATATCCCCCTTATTTATATTTTTCTTGTTTCAATTCTGGATGATCTCTGAAAACTAACGAGTAAGCCTCGTTAATGTTTTTAGCTTTGTTCTCGCTAATGTATTTTTCAGCTAGAACAATAACTTTATCATCTACAGAGCCTTCTTCTTTTTTCTTTTCTGGTACTTCTGCTGTGCCTTTAACAGTTAGGTTAATAGGTTCAGCAAGAGATACGTATTCTGCCATATCGCCAGCTAAGAAAGCTTTTTCTTGAGCAGGACAGGCTTTACCTTCAGATAAAAGAAGACTGAAAGTTTTTTTCTTTTCAGCTAATTGAGCTTCTTGTTTTAAAGAATCTCTTTCACCCTCTACTACTACAACTTTTGTTTGCATGGCTGCGAGATCGGCCTTTACTGCTTCTAACTGTTTTTTCATATCAGCTAGTTCTACAGCGACTGTCTCAACGCCTTCTTTTCCTTCTTCAGACATTGGTTTACCCCCTTGTGAGTTAACTTGTTTTTCCTGTAATTCAATAACTGGCTCCATCTCTTTAATGACCGGCCTGTTTGTTAAGCCAGCTCCTAAAAGAACAGGTCCAAACTTTTTTAAATTCTCGTTATCTTGATAATTAAAAGAAAATTCAGGACTAATGTACCTAAATTCTTTTCCACTTACACTCTTCTCTCCCGCAGGAGTCCATTCCACCTCTGCCCACAGCTCATCGCCCTCTTCTCTAAGCTCAAGACCTTTAATCCAGCCAGCTGCGATATCGTCATTGCGATGTGCGAAGTCTATGGCTAAATCAATTCGTCTTACATCTGATTCGAAGTTGACCTTCATCTGGGATAACATCTCTTTTGTAATCTGGAATGGACCGTGTTGATCATGCTGAAATGTTCCGGTACGAAACAATTGAATTTGTTTCGCTGGATCTTTCTCTGACAAATAGATTTGAAATGATGGTGTTCTAAATAGTTTATTCATAGTCACCTTTTCATATTGAGAAATAAATTTTATTTATTCAATCATTATTTTTGAGATTGCCGTAAACCAAATGAATTCCTTCCATCGGTTCAAAAGATTTCAAACTACCTGTAACCATTAAAGATAAATCGCCAACTACTACCCTGTAGTCGCTCTCTGTCTCTTCGAGCGTGTTAACTAATCCACCCTTATATTGCATGATTAAATCCATCGCTTCCGCGCGCGTGCGAGCAAGTTTTTTACTAATAATAATTTGATGAATACTCATATCTCCCGCTTCTGCGAAGGTAATAGAGGCAAGTGCGCTCTTATTTTTAGGTCCTAAACCGTTCTTCTCAAGTTCTTTATCAGCAGCTTTCGTGCCTTTTAAGTTCGGTACGTATACGCTTTTGCAATTCCAATGAAGGGGTGGCTCAAACCTTCTAAAGTTAGGATCGTCTACAGAAAATGTTTGCCCGGTTAATTCTTGGCAAATCTGTGTGACTGGATCTGGATTCTCGAAAGTAAAACTCTCGATCTGATCCACAACATCATCAGACATAAAGAATGCATTCCTAGCAGAGTTAACAATATTAGCACTAGACGCTCCCGCAGCGGCTTGAATAGATGTGCCACCAATATATTTATCCTTAGCTTTATTTAATTCTGCAGCACGCTCAGCAAGGCCGTCTATCTCAGAGGCACTTTCGAATCTAAATGCTAATTCTTTTTCCATATCCGCTAACTGTGTGCCTACAAGCTGATTGGATAAGAATAATATTTGCTTTTTAAGCTTTGGAGGAAGCTTATCAAACTCACTTAAACTAAAACTATCGAGCTGCTCCATTAGCTTAGCGTTTCTATTACCTGGAATCTCGGCACGTACCTGGTTAAGACTGTCTAAAGATAGTTTGCTCATGAAGTTCTTAAGCATATCTTTATATTCAGACTTCCCAGCAAAAGTAAGGTCCTTTATAGCGGTGAGACGTTGGCTTTTAGAAAGCCGTTGACTCTTCTGAAGGACCTTTTTTATTTGTGTGCTCATAATCTCATCAAGCTTGTTAGTCATGAGCTGATACATAGCTTCTCTACCACCATCAATTAACTTAACGGCTTTTTTACCACTAGCTTCAGATAGTTTTAATGGCTCTGCTGCTTTTACTTCTTCCTTAACCACATCTTCTTTTTTAGGTGGTAATTTTTCTTCTTGTTGACCATTCGGATCCAATGGATTGGGAGGAGGAGTCATTTCTCTCTGACCGTCTTCTGATTTCTCTGGCAAATTATATCTCTCTCTAATGTCTATCTCTAAGTCATTATCGGGAACAATAACCTTCGAGCGTGTGAGGATATCTAGAGTCTCAGCAAGCTCTTTACCAGGCCTGTCTGTGATTCCACTACATGATAATTTCGGATAATAATACTGCTCACCATGATTTAATTTAACCAGGTTGGGAATTAATTTATTATTTATAGTTTCGCAAATCTGACAGGCTATATGTTCTAGCTGTCCTAAAAAGAAATCCGATTGATCAAAACTTAATGCATAAGATCCACCACCAGTCGATCCCAGCTCTAGAAAATTAGCCAAGAATCCACGTGTGATTTCTTTATTCTCGAAATCAATCGCTTCTTTTAATTTAGCTGGATCAAACTTACTTTCAGGAAACGTAATCTCCCAACCAGCAGGCTTTGTAATGTATTGATTCTGTCCCGATATGTATTTACGAAGCACTTCTACTGCTTTAGCAAACTGTGCAGATTCAAACTTCTCTGGAGGAATATCTAATACTGGCGTCGGTACTGCGTACTTCTCAACACCAATAGCCATAAGTTTAAGATACGCTTGCTTACGTTTCCATGCTCCATAAACTGATCTGAGCATCGAAACACCTTCATAGTTATTGCCTTCTTCGTCTAGCGTGAAGAGTAATAAAAACTCTGAAGGAATACTAACCATGCGACCGAAATCGCCGTTAGCTATTTGCTCCACATATAAAAGCTCTCCAGTATTTGGATCAGATACCCACTTATCAATAGTGCGTTGGGACCGGTATCCTAATTGTTGTAGGCCTACAAAGGTTCCAAACTCTGGATGGTCTTCAATGATTTTGTGCTGTACTTCAAACCCACTCCATCCAAAATCTACTAGAGATAATATCTCGTGAAGGGTTCCATTCCACGACTTATTCATACCCTTAAACAAAGTCCACTCAATCTGCTCTGCTAACTTCTCAGCTTCTGGAGTTTCATCCCCAGGTCGGACTGACCACTTTGCTGATTTAATAGGATTTTTAACAGCAGACAGATTCATTCGTACTGTCGAATCACTTCTTCGCATCTTATCGTAGATGTTTGCGGCGTCTGTTCCCCTTAATTCTTGTAGATAGTCTTCAGAAATGTAGCCAGCATACGTTTCAGTCCCAGAAGAACCAATGCCGTCAACATGAATAACCTCAACCTCTCTAGGTTCTGCTATCTGAGTTTGTTGTGGTTGTTGTACTACAGGTGGATTATAGCCAAATAATTTAGACAAGAAACTACGCTGATCATCCGCCATTTGCTCCCCTACCAATTATCTGTGTCTGAAATTATATCGCTTACCATACTTTTGCTTGATTTATCAGGGCTGTCAAGCCAATCGCCCGACCTTGTATGTTGAAACCAGTTTAAGGCTTGGCTCATTCCATCGACTAAATCATCATGAGCACCTTTTGGAAAACTCGCACACTCATGCAAGAATTCTTCTAACCAAGTTGCATGCTCTGGCAAATAGATGTTGCCCGCCTCTATCTCTGGACATACGGCTTGCACACGCGCAACCTTTGACTCTTTTGGAACTATTGGAATTATGCCTGAGATATGATGTTTAAGTGTGTTGATTAAAGCAGCTCCGTTAGCCTTCTCTTCAACAAGCTTAGCGTAAGCCTTAGGCCATTTAGCACATAGGTCTTTGAATGCCACCAGAGTCTGAACAAAGTCCATTCTAGCTCTCGAAACATCCAAAAGATATTTATCCGCACACCTTCGTCCCCACACTTCCCCCACTACATAATCCGAATCGTCGGATTCCTTAAACGCTAAATCCCAAGACATGATGACTTCATCAAACCTGTCAGGCAAGGCTTTATATGTCTTAAACCATTTTGTTTGAATCAACCCGCCACCCATAGGCGCCGGATCTTGTTGGTACTGACCTGAAAAGCCGTAAGAGCCTAAAGCTTTCTTCTGAACCTGTATTTGCACGTCATTCTCTCTATCTTCATGAAGTAAAGAGCCTGTCTCACGCGTAATAGTCTTTTGAGTAATTGGAAATATATAAGTCTTCTTAGTAGGTTCAACGCCTGGAATCTTTAAATGTTCCCAACCACCCTTTTCAAGTAAATGTCCAGTCAGATCCTTTTCATGAAGTCTTTGCGAAACCAAAATGATCACATCTTTGTCTTTATTGTTTAGCCTATTAGAAAATGTTCTATCAAACGCATCTAATACTGATTGTCTCTGCACTTCAGATTCTGCACCTTTTGGATTGTGTGGATCGTCTATCACAATAAAGTTTGCGCCCTTACCTGTGGCACTACCGTGCATAGAAGTACCAATCATTACTCCTCGTTTATCATTCTGAAATTCTGTTTTAACGTTTTGATCTTTAGCTAAAGAGAATTTGTCCGACCATCCCCTTTGATACCAATCTGATTCTATAACAGTACGCCTATCTACGGAATGCTTCGTAGATAATGACTGCGAGTAAGAGGAGAACATAAACCTTAAGTGTGGTTGTGAGATCCAAGCCCATGCTGGAAAGCATACACTAACCAGGCTGGATTTTGCATACCTTGGAGGGATATTTATTATGAGCCGCTTAATTTCTCTCGTGTAACAAGCAGTTAAATGCTCAATTATTAATTCATGATGCCAATTAAATAGTATTGGAGTTTCTGGCTCTAGGATCGACCATGAGTAACCAAAAAATAGCTGTAGATCAAACTCAGCATCACGATAAAATTCAGGGATTATTTTATTGTCTTCCACCCGAATACACTAGTGGGCGTTAAAGCTTTCTTCAATCATTTTTGATCGACATTTAAGATAAAAAATCAATGGATGATGAAGCGCCAGTACTTTTCAAACCTGCTCGAAGGAGGGTGATAGCTTGAATACGAATTTGACTCACTCGGGAATCGGTTACATCCAAAACTTTTCCGATCTCTTTTTGGTTGAGATCTTTGTAGTAGTAAAGACTTAAGACTAGCCTTTGTCTTTCCGGTAAATCCTCAATGGCTTTGGTGACTAAATCTTTGACAGTCTTTAAATTAAGCTGATTGAACGGATTGTTGATCCGACACGATTCTAATAAATTCAAAATTGATTTCTTATCAACGTTTGAAAATGTGTGTGTGTCGTCAATAGATAAAAGTGAAACTGGACGCACTTGATTAACCAAACTATAAAACTCGTCCATCGAAATTTTCAATTCTTCTGCAACTTCTTCGTCAGTAGCGGGGCGTCCCTTGGATTGCTCTAAAGCTGAATACGTTCTATCCAACAATTTAGCTTTATCCCGAACGGATCTGGGAACCCAATCTTGCGCTCTGAGTTCCTCGAGGATTTCGCCTCGTATACGGAACGAAGCATATGTTTTAAATTTAACATCCCGAGTGGGATCATACTTTTCTATGGCATCCATAAGACCTATCACGCCACTTGAAATGAGGTCGTCTAACTCTATATTTGACGGTAACCTCACAGCAATCTTTTGGGCGATAACCTTAATTAGTGGAGAATGCTCCATAATAAGCTTGTCTTTTTGCTGAGGAGTGAGCTTGTTCGGCTCTTCTTTGTATTTACGCAGGAGATTGCTGCTCATGAAATAAACCCTTTCACCCAATAAGTCCTCGTTTAGGTTTAACGCTATAAATTAATA